CTACAAAGCGGGTTGCCGTCCCATACAGTAATTTCTTTGACGAAGAGAGAACTGTAATCGATTTCGACAGGGATTTGGCACTCGTGGAGTTTGGTGACTTCATGCAAAACGCGCGGAACATTGTGGACTTCTTCGTTGATGAGCTCTCGTACGGTCGCAACCGCGACTTTAACGTGAGCATCGTCGCCCCCAGAGCTCCAACAAGTCTCATGATCCATGAAGTGGACTCACGGTGTGTGGACAAACCGATCACAGTCGGTGAACACACCCACCGCCACACGGTCTTCTATAAAGCGCGCACACGCGAAGGAGACTGCGGCAGTCTACTGTACCTGAACACAAATGAGCCTAAGAAGAGGCTGTTCGGGATACACATGGCAGGCAGCGAGAGTGGAGACAGCAAGATTGGCTACGGGACTATCGTTACATGCGATTATCTCAAAAAGCAGATCAGCAAGCTCTCCCCTCAGATTGAGCGCAAATACGCGGACATCGAGGCAGATATCGTCATCAGACACGAGTCCAGAATGGACGTCGTCGACGTTCTGCCCGTGCGTGCTGTACAACCATCGAAGTCAGCATACATCAAAAGTCCAATGTATGGAGCTGTTTCAGAGCCCACCAAGGCTCTGGCACTCCTCGCGCCTTTCACAGCGCCAGACGGCACAGTCAAATCGCCGCTCCACCTTGCTCACAAGAAGCAGATGACAGTCAATGTCACTACTGATGAGAAGGATGTTGAAGCCGCGGTTCTCAGCGTTGTCAAGTTGCTCAAACCCTGCATTCGGAACAAGAACCGGCTCCTCACTTTCCGTGAGGCTGTCGAAGGTGCTAAGGATCTTACAAACCTGAAGCCTATCCCACGTTCCAAATCAGCAGGAGTGTCGGCCTTATACCGACCGGGCCTCTTCAACCCTGGGAAGACTGCCGCATTCGGCCATGAAGGAGACTTTGTCTTTGACACACCTGGCGCCAAGTTCGTCGAAAGGGAGGTTGCATCCACCCTGGAGGCGTGCAAGCAAGGTATTGACCCTGGCTTTATCAGTATCGACACATTGAAGGACGAAAAGTTGCCCCTCGAAAAAGTGTCTATTGGAAAGACCAGGATCATCCGTGCCAACGACATCGTCGCCACTGTCGTGACCCGCATGCTCTTTGGAGCTGTGGCAAGCGACCTGGTCGACAACAAGATCTTCAACGGCATCGCTGTGGGCATCAACCCCTATTCGAAGGACTGGGAACACCTCGTCAGGCACATTACGTGCCTTGGACCTCACGTGGTCGCGGGTGATTTCTCCGGTTACGACAACAGCCAGTCGTGCCAGCTCTTGACCGCCGTTATCAAGGTGCTGAAGATCCTGTGTGCATTTGAGGACCCGCAACTCAACACCGCCATTGACGCGGTTGGAGTGTCACTTTCTCAACCACGCTACCTCACCGGGAACAAGGTGTACGAGCAGGACCACGG